GTGTCCGTCGCTTCGATGTTTTGGAATATAAACCCGCCTGATTGATAGTCAACCGGGGTTGAGCAAAAAAAACGCAGGGTAAGTATTCGTACCTATGCCAGCGCCGCCCCGTTCCCCGAGGGTATATAGGGCGATTATGCCCTACAGCCCATAGAGCCCCGACAGAGCCCCAGCGCATGCTATATGCTCCCTATTGCGCCTATCTCGCATGATATAGCCCCTAGAGCCCCTTTAGAGCCCTTAGGAGCGCCTCTAGGGCTCTAGGGCTATGCGAGTACCCAGACGCGCTTCGATGCAACCCTAGGCCTATTTCTGGCCGCCCTACGGGCTGTCCCGTGGTGGCGCTGGTAGGGCACCGAAAGGGCACCGAAAGGGCTAGGTCGAAACAATGCAGGGCATAGCACAAGGATGCTCACACCATTGCGCTCCCTAGGTCCCCGGCCCCGCCCCCATAGCGCCCTAGCCTAGCCCCTGCCATGCCCTTGGCGCATTCACTTAGAACAATAGAGGGGAACGAAAGCACGCAATCCCTAGGCCTAGCGCCAATCGTGCCACCCTATCGCGCCAGATAGGATGCTGGCCAGCGCGCCACGCCTAGAGGGTGAGAGCCTAGAGGGAAGGCGATGGCCCGGCCGGGGCCCTATGGGGGGTAGCGCCGGTGTCGGCTGCGTATGAGGGGCTTCGGATTTTTGTAGCAAAACCAACGGGCTTCAATTAACCCTCACCCTCGGAGGACGGGGGTGCATGGATACTGCATGAGTGCTCTAAGAGTACCCCTAAGGTACCCCAGCAGTGCCCTATCAGTGCCCTTCAAGATCACCAGCTGACCCGCAGGGGCCTTGGAAGGTGGGGTAGTGGGGTGGTGTAGGGAGCATCTCCCCACCCACCCTTCTGGTACACCCCCCTCAGAGCCTCTCAGAGCCCCGTGGGTGCCCTAGAGGAGACCTCGGGTGTATGAGGGCCTACAGGCGCTCAGCGCCTTCCTAGCCCGCTTTGCGGGCAACCTAGCGTAGGGCCTTTGCAGGCCGTCCTACGGCCCTTCGGGATTCTACGCCTCCCCGCTTCTTCTCCAGCAGGGAGAAGACGGAGGTACCGGAGAAGAACCGACGTTCGTTCTCCTTCTCGACCTCTGCTGCTCGGGCCTCTTCAGCCTTCTTGGCATCTGCGTTGAGGTACTCGGACCAGTAGCGCACACCCATCGACAGCACATCGACCATGTCGTCGTGCCGCAAGGCCCCTCGGGCGTTGTGGATGTGGGTGAGCTGGTAGAGCCCCCGGTGTGCTGTGGGGGACAGGAGGTCAGCCCGCAGGACCGAGAGATCGACCACGAGGCGGTGTTGCTTCATGACTGGCTCCAGCCAGCTCAAGATGCGGGCCTCCTTCATGCCGGTCACCTTCATCCCCTCGATCCTGCAGGGGCGCAGGGAGTTGACGTGGGTCTCCAGCAGCTTGGCGAACATGCCGTCCCCGAAGTTGTCTTCGGTGATGATGGCGTTCACCTCGTGCCTCGCGCTGATCTGTGCGAGCTCTGAAAGGGTCTCGGGGGAGTACCCCTCGCTGAACCCGCCCCACCCCGTCACGAAGACGTAGCCGAGCAGGAACTTGGTTACCACGTAGGTGGTGCGGTCACGTCCTCGGCCGGAAGGGTCGATGTGCATGACGGCCCCGGTGTACGGCAGGAACTCGGTCTGGTGCCGCATGGGGCGGTACAGCCGGTCGCCGTCGAAGCCGACGTTCTCGATGTCCTTGATGGCGAGGTCGGGGTCGCTCGACCAGATCAGGTGAGCAGGTGCGACCTTCTTATCCAGATCGGTGACGATCAGGTCTCGGGTCTTCAACGGGTACCGCTCGGCGTCCGACAGGGTCGTGTCGAGCTGGAACTGCAGCAGGAAGCCGGCTGCCCGGTACTCAGTCTCGCGCTCCAACAGGTCAATGTCAGAGAACCGCTGGGGGTCCGTGGGGGCACCGCCGAGCATCGAGCCGACAGGCTTCGACAGCTCAGGGTTGGCCTCCAGATCGGCCACCAGCATGGGGGCGAGGTGGCCGCCGTAGTTGTGGACCTTGCCGATGAGCGGATAGCGCGCCGGCCAGATGCGGACCTCGTAGCCCTTCTCAGGGAGCTGCCGGTATATCGACTGTTCGCTCTGAGGGGTCCCGAGGTACACAATCTCGCCACCCGGTTTCAGGATCGCAGCGTACTCCGCCGTCTTCGTGGCGAGCTTCTCGCGCATCGTTTCGGTCTCGGAGTTCTTGACCACCTCGACGTCGTCGGAGATCACTAGGTCCCCTCGGGACCCCGTCAGCTGCCCGGTGATGCCCACGGCTTTGACCGATGGCGACTTGTCCGCCTTGGCCGGCCCAACGTCGAACACGAGGGTCGAGGAGCGTTGGCCGGGGCGGGAGCGCAGCTCATCCCACAGGCCGTCCCCGGCGTCGTGGTCGATGATCTGCTTGATGAACGAGGCGATCTCGTTCGCGAAGGCTTCGTTGGCGGAGACGATCACGACCTTGAGGTCGGGGTTCCGCCAGAGCCGCCAGACCACGTAGGCGGCGGTGAGGAAGGTCTTGCCGACCCCCCGGAAGGCTTGGATGAAGCGACGCTTACTGCCGCTTTCGAGGAACCTCGCGATGTCCTTCTGGACTCTGGTCGGCTCAGGCAGAAGCAAGAGCCGGGTCCAGCAGTACCAGATGAACTTGAGGAAAGAGCCTCGGAGTTGCTCGCGGGCGTCCATCAGTGGCGGAGCGCCGCAGCCTCCTCATCGACGTCGATGTCGAGGGACGCGAGGGTCGCCGACAGGTCATTGAGGGGCTTGTTGGAAGCCGGGGCGGTCACGTCGTTGTCCTTGAGGAACTTCATGACCTTGTCGAGGAGCTGCGGGTTGATGGGGAGGGGGTTGCCCTCCTCATCTTGCGCAGTCATCGCCCGGTGCAGCTCGTCTTTCAGTGCCCCGGCGAGCATCCCGTGGATGGCGTCGAGGAGATCGTTGGATGCGCGGCTCATGCCTGCTCCTTATTTCTTGGTAGGCAGCCAGTTGTGGAGCCACGTCCAGAGCTGCTTCGGGGACTCCCGTACGAAGTCGCCGATAGAGACCCGGAGGGCCTTTGCGGTCTCGAAGGCACCGACCCCTGCGGTGAAGCCGATGGCGTTCTTGAGGACGCCTTGAGCGCCCATAAGGTGTGCTGCGGCTTCACCCGCGTAGTAGGAGACGACGATGCCGACGATCAGCTGCAGGAACCTCTGGGTCCACGTCAGGGTCGTTTGTACGGCGATGGCAACAGCTGCCCCGAGGGCACCCGGAACGAGCGCCGATGCGAATGCGAGGATCGCTTCGAGAGCCTCGAGGAAGTATTGCTTCACAGTCCAGTCCATTTGTTGTCTGCCAGTGCTGCGCATAGCAGCACCGACAGAGCGATTAAGAGGTCGATCACGGTGTCATGTCCTTCACCATTCGTTCACAGCGCCAACTCCACGTGTCTGACAGCATCGCCCTTGCGCCGCTCGAACCGGACGCGCTTGGCGTTGGGGAAGTGTGTTGCCACACCTCCCCGCCATTGTTCCGGGGTCAGCGGCGTTCCGATCCAGCCTTGAAGGTGCAGGCAGTCGCCGTCCTCGGTCACCACGATCATGCGGCCATATTCTGGCCCGTCGCCATCGCAGACGCGCACTAGGTGCGAGCCGAGCGGCAGCGGCGTTGCGACGAGGCGCATTTATGGAGCGCCCCACGGTGAGTAGCCGGATGGTAGCGCATTCGCGAACGGGCGCTGTCCGCCATTGATCCGAATGCGCCCGCCGGGGTTTGTCAAACTGCCATACAAGTGCATGACGCCAGTGGCCGGCAGAACAAGACCGCCGGTTCCTGCTGGCAAGTTGCCACGCGTCACAAGAACGCCGTTACGATAGAACCAAGCCTGTCGGTTATCGAGATCGACTGCTATGCCGATGGTAGTGGCGGTCTCAGCGAACGCACTGCCGTCTTGGGCCACACCTGACTGCTGCGCATTGTTATCTTCGCTGTCATAGAAGACATTGCTGACAAACAGACAGCCGTCGAGGTTGTTAACCCCCGGCCTGTTGGCGGGAGACGTGATGTCCATTGTGCTTCGTGCTACACCAACGCCCGTGAGCCCGGTGGCAGACACGATTTCAAACTCGCCAAACCACTTGCCGGTAGAACGCCCAATGGCCGAGCGAATGCCGCTGGCCGCGCCTGTCTCGACAGAGACAATCATGTCCTGATTGTCGTTCTCAACCACGACCCCGGAATAGAAGTCGGTCGGACTCCATGTCGCAGACGCAGCTGCACCAGCGGCGGTCGTAATAGTGACCGACTGCGTGGTTCCACCGATAGTCACAGACGCCTGAACGGCGGTGGAGGCGCTTCCGCTGCTTTGCATCCGCAACGTCAGCACGTCGCCGTTACGGCATGTCCCTGTGTTGCCTTGTGATGCGCCCGCGAACCCGCGCTCCAAAGTGCCTGCCCCCGAATGGGTAAAGGTCGCGTCCACGTTTGGCCCGAGCCCGGTCACTACGAACCTGCGGGTGAAAGCGGTGCCGGTGGCGGCACCAGTTACGTTGCTTCCGAACCACGCGGAGCCTGTCGGAATTGAGCCGGTTGCTCCCGCCGCAATCGAGTCGAGAACTGCTTTGAATGTCTCGTTAGCCGCAATATTGCCGGCGGCACTCAAATGCACCCCGTCGCTAATTCCGGCGTTCGGATCACTCGCTGTGTTGAACGTCGGGTGCTCGCCGTACGGAATGTATGCGTCGGCCAAGTCCCGATAGTTGGGACGCAAAGCCGCCAACAACTCTGCGCGTCTCGCGTTGAAGGTAACGTGTGCTGCGTTGCGGCTGTCATACGGAGTCGGCGAGCTAATCGCGACCTTCATGCCGGTGGCGCGCACCACATCGGTGAACGCCTTGAGCTTCGGAACGTAGTCCGCGCCGTTGGTTTCGTTACCAAGTCCATTGGCCCCAATGAATACCGTGAGCCAATCAGCGCCCGTGGCTTGGATATTCGCCATTTGGCCCCAAAGACTGTTGCCGCCGTTATTGAGATCGGCAGGGACGCCAAGCACACGGCCATTGGCAGCTATAACTGTAACAACGGCTGCGGGGTTAGCGGTGGCCCACTCGCTTGCGTAGGTGCCTCCGAAGGTGATGCTGTCGCCAGCGACCGCCACACCGAAGATGTTGCCCAAACGGATTAATTCCGATGCCAGTAGAGACGCCTGTATGCTTTTTGTCACCGCGCCCTGCACAATCGGGACAAGCTCTGTCCCCGCCAGCGGCAGGGTCGCCGCTGGCAGTTCACTGATTCTTGCGTCGTCCATCGGAGCCTCCTATTAGGCGTAAGAGGCGGTCTGGGTGACGGTGAGCGAGGTGACGGAAACCGAGCCGCCCGCCACGATCTGACCGCCAGACAGGTTGGACAGGTTCAGTTCCTGACCCGATGCGCCCGCCGTGCCCTGATAGACAACGGTCGTGCCGTTCGATGCCAGCAGCCGGAAGAAGGTCGGCGTGCCGGTCGCGTCCGCGCTGGTGTCAGCCGAGATAGCGTTAGCAGTGGCAACGCCCGAAGACGCCGCGCCAAACGCGGTTGCGCCGAGGGTCAGCTGCGCCAGCAGCGTGTTGCCCGAAAGCGCGCCGTCAGCATTCGCCGGTGCGGTGCCCGAGTAAATGCGCAGGCTTCCGTTGTTGACGGTAGCAGTGATGGCATTGAGCGCCGCATCGCGGGCGGCGTTTGCACCAGTGGTGCGCGAGGCAGAAGCAA